CCAATTGAAGAGTTTGATGACCTTGGTTCATTTGTAATGTTTGGAATGGTGAAGTCAATCAAGCGTGGAAATGGGTGGGCTAGAGTAGAGCTTGTAGATGAAACTGGGTCCGTTGGATTATTCCATACCGAGCAAACACAAATTGAAACAGGTCAAATGTATTTTATTTTGGTCGGAGATAATAGAATATCCAGATACATCAAGGTATCAGATATTAATCCAGACTCTAATGATTTATTTGTAGACTATTTATATAGAAAGAGCTACGATCTTGAAGAAGACGAGTACATTGTGGTAAACTTTACACCTTATACAACAAAGGCTGGAAAGCAAATGAGCCACATTGTGTTGTCAGATAGAGACAAAAAGTTAACAAGAGCAATTGCTTTCCCAGCAATGTATAAAATGACTTTAGCAAAAATGCGAGAAGGAATGAAATGCAAGGTGACGTTAGCTAAATTAGATGACGGAACGCTAAATATCAAGGAGATAAAATGACAGAAGACATTAAAGTGAGTACAGCAGAGGATATATTTGGTGCCCTTAGCGTACCAAAGATTTTAATTGCGGCACTAGAGACGCTTGGCACAATCACAGTGCCCACAGATTTATTTATGAATGCTGCAACAGATGACCAAGAACTTAAGGTTGATTACAATTCAGATGATCAGACATTTACATTTACGCTAAAAGGAAAAAATGAATCAGGGTTCAATAACGACCAGCTCATTACAGACTTCGAGTAAAGGTGAGATGGTACTAGTCACAGACTATGGGCTAGACGTACTTGCAGCATTATTGCACGAGACTGCAATTGAAAAGGGGTTTTGGGATAAGCCAAAAAACTTTGACGTGTTTGGAAACAAGTTGGCTTTAATACACTCTGAGGTAACCGAAGTTCTTGAAGCTATAAGAAAGAATAAAGGATCTGAAGAAATCGTAGAAGAGATGGTTGACATCTTAATTAGAACTCTTGACCTATATGCATCAATGCGTAACGGTGGTTTTGTAGAACATAGTTTAGATGAAGTTTTATTTAAAAAAATGGAAATTAATAAAGAAAGACCAAAGCTTCACGGCAATTTATTTTAATGATATAATTGTATAAAAGAAAGAGAATAAATGACTATAGCGATAGACGATATCCTAGCAGCACTAGATCCAAAAACAAGAGCAAGAGTTAAAGCAGCACAAGACGTAAAAGTAGAAAAGCAAAAGACACCAAGCATTGGCCTTAACATGGCCTTAAAAGGTGGGCTTGGCTACGGAAGACAGGTTCTTGTTTGGGGCAATAAGTCAGCGGGAAAATCTTCATTCTGTTTACAGATGATTGCGATTGCACAAAAAGAAGGTAAGACTTGTGCATGGATTGATGCTGAAGCATCATACGATCAGGCTTGGGCAGAGATGCTTGGAGTAGATTCGTCTTCCCTTATCTACTCACCAGCTAAAACAGTTAATGATATGGTCGATGTTGCTACCAAGCTAATGGATGCGGGTGTTGATATTATTGTAGTTGATTCTATATCAGCATTACTACCAGCTATTTATTTTGAAAAAGATGGAAATGAAATGAAAGATTTGCAAGACACAAAGCAAATCGGCGCTGAAGCAAAGGATATGACTCACGCAGTCAAGATGTTAAACTATGCAAACAAGAACACATTATTGGTACTCATCTCACAACAGAGAAATCAGTTTGGATCTATGCATGCCTCCCACATACCGACAGGAGGAATGGCAGTCAAGTTCTTCTCTTCCACCGTCATTAAGCTTTGGTCTTCTGAGGCTGAAGCTAATGCTATCAAAGCAGGCGTTAAGGTTGGCGACAAGATTATTGAACAAAGAGTTGGCAGACCAGTCAATTGGATTATTGATTACAACAAACTCGGCCCCCCTAACTTATCTGGACAATACGATTTCTACTACCAAGGAGAATCCCTAGGGGTTGATCTTGTAGGAGAGACTTTAGATGTAGCAGAAATGGTGGGTGCCATAGAAAAGGGTGGAGCTTGGTATACTGTTAATGGAGAAAGATTACAGGGACGTGCTAAGGCAGTAGCTTACCTTAGAGGAAACCCAGATGTCGTAGACAAGTTAGTAAAGGATATCAATGCCAAATCTTAATGAATTTCTTAAAAAAGAAGAGCCGAAGCAAATCAATTCTACATTCGAAGACCTTCCAGGAATAAAGCCATGCTCTAAGTGTGATGTTGATGTAGATGGTGGGTTGTGGGATCCCGAAAATTTAATAATGAAGTGGACGTGCCCAGAAGGTCACGAAACAATACATAGGGTTGGATAATATGAAATACGCAGACGTACAGAAGATACAGGTTGCACCTCAAATAGTTGTCTATAGAAATATATTTAAATTTAATCAAGAGATGATTGACCTGCTTGACAAAGACAATGCTGACTCTATTCTAGACCCTTGGAGAGATTGGTATGATCAGGGAGAGCGAAGAGGCATACTCTTTAATAAATTTAATGATATATCTGAATCTGATACTAATGTGGCAAAAAAAGAAAAAGAATATCTAAAAGAAATTTATGACATAACGGACTTTATTAATAACGATTACTTTAATGAATTTAAAAACAATGGCACTTGGCCCGAATTCATTCTTGACTGGGATAAACTAAAGTCAATAGAAGATGAAATCTATATTGATTATTTTAAGTATGAACATGAAAAGGAAAAAAGATTTAACCGACCAGCAGAAAAGCTTCTGATGGATTATCATATTGATGAGCTTCCAATACCAAATGAAATTAAATTTAGAAGGCATGTAGCAACAATTAATTTTTATTTAAATAACACTTACGACGGCGGCGAAATTTGTGTGTACGATGATGTATCTAAGAAAAGCTATAAGTATAAGCCAATGCCAGGAGATGCAGTTATAATGCCGTCCACAGAGCCATTTTATCATGGAGTAAAACAATACTTTAATGCTAATAGATATTTTGCAAGAACATTTTTAGACTATGTATCAGACAAGAATATATCCTGGGAAAGCAAATACATCGTAGAGCCTGATGCTGTGATGACAGAATCAGAATATGTTGACAACGATCTTCAGATAATAAAGATATCTACTAACGAGATTACAGTAGAGAACGGTTCTTAGTATGTCGGAAAGATCAGAGATAAAAAGAGATGGCGCAAAAGGACAAAAAAATTCTGGGCGTGGGGACTACCAAAAGGGAGATGCTCTATGGCATAACTTTGTGGTAGATTACAAAGAGTACTCAAAATCTATTTCTATATCAAAGGGAATGTGGTCCAAAATATGCACCGACACATTTAAAGTCAGCAGAGACAAGAGTCCAGTTCTAAAATTAGTATTGGGTTCTGATGGATCTAAAACAAGACTTGCAGTAATAGAGTGGGCAATGCTAGAACAATTAATAGAATGTTGGGAGAAAAACAATGTACACGGTTAATGCATACAGAGACAACCACAGAGACCTGTCAGCAAAAATAAGACAATTGCCTCCAAAGAGAGACTGGATGCACTCAGTTACATACAACTGTACTCCAATAATGGCAGCAAACTCTCTTGGGTATGGAATTTATTTTGACCAAGACATTTCATTTGTCTGGGACGGCGATAGAAAGAACCCAGCCACAGCAATACTTGGAGGAGATCATATATGGTCTGGTAGAGGGGAAGGAACCGTAAGCTTTAATACTAATCTAATATTTAGAACTGACCCAGATGTAAGCATACTTACCATGCCAGTACCAAATCAATTTATTGAAGGTGCAGAAGTTATAACAACCGTTTTATCATCATCTATATTTACAGGATCATTTCCAATTGTATGGAAACTTCATGAACCAAACAGAGAGTATTTTGTAAAGGCTGGAACGGATGTTGCCTGTATACTTCCAGTTTCAATTGCACAATTTCAAGACTCAAACATCAATGTTTTAAATGAGATCTACCCATCAGATAAAAGAATTCAAGACACGCAAGGATACCTAGATGAAATTCAAAGAGCAGTTTCAGCGGATGAGCCAAGGCTAAAGATGTACAAAAAAGCTATAGACCATAAAGGAAACAAGATAGGAAAACATGAGGTTGATAATCTAAAAATGAAGGTAACAGAATTTGAGGGTAATTTAAAATGACTATGTTTTTATTAGGATTAATGGTAGGATTTATTATTGGGTATCCAGTCGGACTATTCATTGACAAGTGGGACAAGAGGATTAAAAATGGCGGAAGATAAGAACACACTTCAATTGATTAGTGATATAACAGAGTTCAATGACCTACATGAGTATATGCAAGATGAGCACTTAGACAAAGCACTGGCTATTGTTGTAAAGCTATTGATGACACCAGATGTCCCCTCAGCAAAAGCCCCTATGCTTATTATGGAACTTCAAGCAATGTCTACCAAGTTTGCCGTAATGTCTTCTGTGTATTCAACTATTGCTAAGGATAAAGCGGGAACCGTAAATAACAATAAGAAAAACGTTTACTATTCAGTAAAGGAGTCCATAGACAAACTTGTAGATGCACTTAAGTATGTCGTTAGGTACAACTCATAAATGGCTAGAGATATTGTAAAGAACCTTAAGTTTAAAAAGCATACTGGAAAGTTCTTTGATCCAGAAAAGTTTGCCTCATTACTTGACGAGTCATATCGCAATACCAAGAGAGCAGACGGACAGATGACAAAGAAGTCATTTAGCCCAAGCTCACTTGGTTATGGACATGGAACGTGTCCCAGATATTGGTACATGGCATTTTCTGGTGCAGTATTTATTGATGACAATGATGCGGTTGCAGTTGCTAATATGGCACAGGGAACTCAAGCCCACGAAAGATTACAAAAGCTTATCTCTACTATGCCAGAGTGGAGAGCAGAAGAAGAAGAAATTATTAATGAGTATCCTCCAATTAGAGGCTTTATAGATTTAATTATGGAGTATGATGGCGAGACTGTAATTGGTGAAATCAAAACGGCAAAGCAAGAAGTTTGGGATACAAGACAATCAGAGATGAAGTCATCAGCAAACCATATGCTTCAGCTATTAACCTATATGAAATTAAAAAATGCCAAAGAGGGATTTTTCCTGTATGAAAACAAGAACACTCAAGAGATATTGATTATTCCAATTTCAATGAATGAAAAGAATAAAGCGATTATTGAAGAAGCATTTGCTTGGATGGAGCAGGTCTGGGATAACTTTCAAAATGGAGACCTACCAGTAAGACCAGCAGGTAGCTCAAAGTCAAAAATGCCTTGCACGTACTGCCCAGTCAAAAAAGCTTGCTACGATAAATCTGGACCAACTGGAACAGTCCAAATAGAACTATATCAGGTGCCTAAGATATGATTTGTTCTAATAAAGAATGCGCTAAAGACTTTGAATCCAAGACACACAACCAGAAGTATTGTTCTGACGAGTGCTGCAGAGTTGCAACAAACAAAAGAATTATGCAAAAATACTACGAGAAAAAAGCAATTAAAAAAGGTGCAGTAAGGCTATGCAAAAAATGCAAGGCTCAGCTTAGCAGGTATAACTCTGACGACATATGTTCTTCTTGCGTAAAAGAAACAAATTTAAAATCAAGAAAGCTTTTGAAAGACATTGTAGATGAAATTAGCTAGCCTAATAAAGACAAAGGCAAATAGGGTTTTAGGCATAGATGCCTCAACTAACTCTATAGCCTTTTGTTTAATGGAGGACGACGTTCCCCTTAAATGGGGAAAGATTAATCTTGTAGGCGAAGACATATATGAAAAAATTCACGACGCTAAAAATAAAATGGCTATGATGTTAGATGAACTTAAGAGTGATTATATTGCTGTTGAAGGTGCCATACTTGTCAGATCGCCTGATGCTGTGATAAAATTGTCCTATGTCTATGGAGTTGTTATTGCTGAGCTTATGTCTACTGGTGCTAAAGTTATTACTATTAGCCCATCCTCGTGGCAGGCGTACATTGGCAACAAAAATCCTACGAAAGATGAGAAGTCTGCAATAAGATTAGCTAATCCAGGGTATGCTGAATCTTGGTATAAAAATCAGTTAAGAAATATGAGAAAGCAAAGAACTGCTGATTACTTTAATAAAAAATATGGTTTAGAGATTGTAGATTTTGATGTTGCAGATAGCTTTGGAATTGCACACTACAGCAACCAGGTGCTTACTAAGCGATGAAGCTTTATCAAAGTAAAGATTGGCTATATAGAAGATACATAGTTCAAAAGAAAACAGTTACAGAAATAGGTAAAGAGTGCGGGGTCTCTGCTATGACTATACAGAGATATTTACAAGAGTTTGGATTGTTAAGAAAAAAATGAGCGAGTACCCAAATAAAGATGGCGGATATCAGGCTTGGATAACAGACCTTCAGTTAATTGCAACAGATGCTCCTTCTGGCCACAAGATCATTAGAGAGTGTTTAGATATTTCAGAGATGCTTATAAAGAAAAATATCTCATACGGAAACTCAGCACTAGATCCAATTCGCATATTTTCCAAGGCGGATTCAACAGAACAGATTCGTGTCCGAATTGATGATAAATTAAATAGAATTCAAAACGATAAAGCATTTCCTGGCGATAATGATATTGATGATCTAATTGGATACCTAATACTTCTTAAAATTGCCAACAAGTCTTAGTCAACTAAAACGTGGTATAATTTAATTATGAGCGAAATAGAGCCAGCGGTACATTTTGACCGCATGAATAAGGTTGTGGAAGAACTTCTAAAGGGAAATTCTGCAACACAGATAGCAACACTCACTGGGTTCTCTAGAAAAGAAGTCCTGGAATATGTTGACGAATGGAAGTCTGTAGTCCATAATGATAGCAATATCCGTGACCGTGCTCGTGAAGCTATCTCTGGAGCAGATCAGCACTATGCGATGCTAATTAAAGAAGCCTGGAAGACTGTAGAGGATGCGGACACCCAGGGGCAGCTAAGCGTGAAAGCGAGTGCCCTAAAACTAATTGCAGATATTGAAACCAAAAGAATAGCAATGCTTCAGTCAGTGGGAGTATTAGAGAATACACAAATAGCATCTCAGATTGCCGAGACAGAACGTAAACAAGAAGTTTTAGTTGGAATTTTAAAAGAGGTTACTGCTGGTTGCCCTAAATGTAAAATGGATGTTGCAAAGAGGCTATCTCAGATTACTGGCATAGTTGAGTCAGTAAATATTCACGACGCAGAAGTGATAACCAATGTTCAATAAAGATTTATTTGAAAAAATTGGCGAAGACATATATGTATATCGTAATTTCATGAGCCCCGAAGAATCTGATTCGGTAACACTGTACCTAGATAGCCTCCCCCCAGAAGACTACTGGCAGCCGCACCCTGAGAAAAGGTTTAAGGTAATAGAAGAAAAGGGCGTTGAGCGTTTGCAAGAAATTAGATCTAGGATTCAATCTCTTCTACACGACGGGTATTTTGTTGGCACAAATATTCATCCTCACAAATTATTACAAGGTACTAAAAGATATGCACATTCTGACAACTCAGAGTTTCTAGAGGCATCAAAGGCCTCAGCACTTTATGTTGATGGCGAAGAGTTCGACTACGCAGACGGCATTGACATGGGAATGTATATATTCTTTAATGATTTTGAAGGCGGAGAATTTTACTATGAGGAGCAAGACATTGTATACAAGCCATTGAAAGGCGACCTGATATTCCATAGTCCAGAAGATCATTGCAAACATTCAACTAAAGAAGTTTTAAGTGAAAAGTATTATGCTTGGCCAAATCATATATACCACATGATAAAGGTTCCAAAAGGATATGTTCCGTCTGGCCACCCTCTAACTAATTCAATGGGGAGGTAGCATGTCATTTAATTTCTCAGACTTAATTGACATATTGGACGGCGAAGAATTTGAAGAGAAGCCAGTAGATCTTCGTACATTTGTAAATGACCCTAAGTATTTAGGTCTACCACCGCTTTCAGAATATCAATATATATTAATTGAAAAAAGTTCTCAGATATATAAAGAGTCTACTTTAAAAAAATTATTTGGTGAAGATGAAGGCCATATAAGATTTAAACAAACTGCCAATGAAGTTGTAGCTCAATTGGGAAAAGGTTCTGGAAAAGATTATTGCTCTACAATTGCCGTGGCGTATATCGTATATTTATTGCTATGCTTAAAAGACCCAGCAACATATTATGGCAAGCCCCCTGGCGACTCAATTGATATTATTAATATTGCAATCAACTCACAGCAAGCAACCAACGTATTCTTTAAAGGTTTTAAGAGCCGAATAGATAAATCCCCGTGGTTTGTTGGTAAATATTATTCTAAAGCATCTGAAATTCAATTTAACAAAGCCATAACAGTTCACTCTGGCCACTCAGAAAGAGAAGCCTGGGAAGGATATAACGTTATAGTTGTTATTCTTGATGAGATTTCTGGTTTTGCTATTGACAATACAACTGGTCACGATCAAGCAAAAACAGGTAGCGCAGTTTATGATATGTATAGAGCATCAGTAGATTCCCGTTTTCCAGATTTTGGTAAAGTTATTCTTTTATCATTCCCTAGATTTAAGAATGATTACATACAGCAAAGATATGATGCGGTTGTAGGAGAAAAAGAGACCGTGGTAAGGGATCATAAATTTAAAATGTATGAAGAGTTGCCAGATGGGACAAGTGGAAATGAATTTGAAATACAGTGGGAAGAAGATCACATTGTATCTTATAAGATACCTAAAGTTTATGCTCTTAAGAGACCAACCTGGGAAGTTAATCCAGTTAGAAAAATTGACGATTTTAAAACAGCCTTTTATACAAACCCAACAGATGCTCTTTCAAGATTTGCCTGCATGCCACCAGACGCAGTTGATGCATTCTTTAAATCAAGAGAAAAAGTAGAAAAAGCTTTTAATGTTGGCTCTATAGCCGTAGATAATTTTGGCAGACTCGAAGAGTGGTTTATACCAGACCCAGACAAAAAGTATTACATTCATGTAGACTTAGCTCAAAAGCATGACCATTGTGCGGTGACTATGGCTCATGTTAATAAATGGGTTAACGTAAAGGTGACAGACACTTATTCGCAACCTGCACCCATTGTAGAGGTTGACGCAGTCAGATATTGGACGCCAACACCAGATAAATCAGTTGACTTTACAGAAGTAAAAGACTACATTCTTTCTCTTAAAACCAGAGGATTTAATATAGCAATATGTACCTTTGACAGATGGAACTCTCATGACATGATGCAACAACTAAAACAATATGGCATCAATACAGAGATTCTATCTGTCGCTAAAAAACACTATGACGACATGGCAATGATTGTAGCGGAAGAAAGACTTATTGGGCCACACATACCCCTGCTAATAGATGAGCTATGCCAGCTTAGAATTATGAGAGACAAGGTAGACCACCCAAGAAAAGGCTCTAAGGACTTAGCCGATGCTACATGCGGAGCAATATTTAATTCAATTAGTAGAACAAGGTTTGATAACAATCAAGAAATAAATGTACATACTTATGAATCAATGAGCTATGACAATGACTTTGGGGATAAAGATGACCCAGACACAACATCTTACAATCTGATCAGGGCACCAAGAATGCCTGAAGGTCTTAGAGAAGCAATGGACAGGATGCAAATATTATGAGCGAATATCAAGAACTAGCAAAGCAGTGTAAGTGCTGTACTAAACATGTGCCTTTACCAACCGTAATGAAGCTATACAACGGATCAATTGTGTGCCCAACAACATTACAAAATATAATAGAATACAAAAGGCTCTGGGAGTCATTTGGGTCCAGGCCTATGGGCAGCATAAGAAAACATTTTTCTGAGTACGTGCAACAAATTGTTGAGAAAGAATTTATCAATGAGTAATAAATTTTTAATTATTAAATATTATTTATATAGATTTAAGAAAAAATTTACTAAGAAACAAAAATCTGATAGGTTTATTTATTAATTAGGGGCAAGATGACTATAATTTTGGGTATAAACGAAACATCTCATGACGCCTCTGTGTCTTTAATTAAAGATGGAAAAATTTTATTTGCATCACATGCAGAAAGATACAGTAAGCAAAAAAACGATTGGTACAATAATAAAGAAATCATACTGGATGCGCTAAATTATGGCACACCAAATGCAATTGCTTATTACGAAAAGCCTTTGCTTAAAAAATCTAGAATGATTATTCACGGCGGGGCAAGTGATTGGAAGCCAAAATTTCCAATCGACCTACCAGTACATTATTTTAAACACCACTACTCACACGCAGCAGCTGGGTACTACACCAGCTCATTTAATAGCGCTGCGATTGTAGTTCTAGATGCAATTGGAGAATATAATACTTCAACAATTTGGATCGGTGAAGGTGAAAAGATTAAGCTTAAATACAAACAAAACTACCCAGTTAGCTTTGGATTATTTTATTCTGCCTTTACAAAACTTATAGGGCTTTTACCTAATCAAGAAGAATATATAATGATGGGGATGGCGGCATATGGAGACTGGACAAGATACTATAAAGAGGTAGACGAATACTTCCCCCAGTATAATGAGCAAAAATATAATTTTCACAAAGGTATTCACGACTGGGGTATGGTTATTACAGAGCAAGACAGGTTCGATATTGCGGCGGCAGTTCAGATGGTATATGAGCAAAGGCTAAATGATTTTATGCGTATGGCACAGAGAGTTACTGGTAAAAAAAACTTAGTGTTTATGGGTGGGTGTGCTCTAAATTCCTCAGCCAATACTTTGCTATGGAAAATATTTGATATGATTTGGATTATGCCAAACCCTGGAGATGCTGGAAGTTCTTTGGGAGCAGCAGCAGCATTGTATGGAAAACATATTGAATGGGAAACTCCATACCTTGGACATGATCTTGGCAAAGACTACCCAATACAGCAAATTGTTAATGGAATATTAAAAGATGGAATAGTGGCGGTGGCATCAGGAAGAGCGGAGTATGGCCCTAGAGCTTTAGGAAACAGATCAATACTGGCAGACCCTAGAGATCCAGAAATTAAAAACAAAGTCAATCTTATTAAGCAGAGAGAGATGTTTAGGCCATTTGCACCTGTAGTTATGGCGGAGCATGCTTCTAAATGGTTTGATATGGACTTCGAAAGCCCATACATGCAGTATACTGTTAAGTGTTTGCAGCCAGATGCAATCCCATCTGTAGTACACGCAGACGGAACCTCAAGAGTTCAGACAGTAAATAAGGATCAGCATAGAGGTCTATGGAGAGTTTTAAATAAATTCTATTTACAAACTGGTGTTCCTGTATTGCTTAATACAAGCCTTAACATAAAGGGCCAACCCTTATTAAATGACACTAATGACATAAGGCAGTGGGAATCAGAGTATAATTTTAAAATACTAACAGGTAATGGAGACAGTATATGAATGAATTTGAACAGAAAACAATTACCATAAATTCCCCAGCTGGTAGCGGAAACGTATTTTGCCAAGCTTTGATAGATGGTAATATGTTTGCTAATTTACGTTTTGCTGGACACGAGGTAAGAGCTTTTGATTATCACGGAATTAATTTATATATATTAAGAAATCCATATGACACAATAGCCTCTGGCGTTGAGATAAACTTTGAGGCACTTGATTGGAGAGAGCAGAAGTTTTTTATAGAAAACTTTGATTATATGATAAAAGATTCAATCATAACCCAGCAGTGGGACTACGATAGATTTTTACATTATGCACAATCATTTGACTATGTAACCACGGTAGATTTTGAATTATTAACTAAATCTCCACAACATTTTATTGATCTTATTTCTAAAAAATTTGATATTCCACTTAAAGAAAAAAGGCTTGCTACAGAAGACACTATCAATAGTTTAAAGAAAGATAGACTTTTAAGGAGTAGGGTCCCAAGAGATCCATCTGAAATACGCAAAAAAATAAATCTAGCAGTAAATAGCCATGAGCCACTAAAGTATTCTTATCAGGCATACTCAGAATATATAGATAAGATTGATTTAAGATTAATAAAGTAAAACCATTGACGATATTGACACCATAAAGTATAATATATAAAAGGTGCCAGTAGCTTAGTTGGTTAAAGCCCCGAACTCATAATTCGGTAATCGTAGGTTCAAGTCCTACCTGGCACACACCTTTGTAGCTCAGCGGAAGAGCAACAGACTTCTAATCTGTAGGTCGCTGGTTCGATCCCAGCCAGGGGTACGTTCTTATAGCTCAGTCGGTAGAGCAGCAGACTTTTAATCTGCGGGTCGATGGTTCGAGCCCATCTGGGGACACAGTCTATAAAAATTAAAGAGAATGGTATACTGATATTTATGAATTTTATACACGAGCATGTAGCTATTTGTGACATAAAGGACGACATTGATTTTAAAAAAGTCTTTGATTGTTTTAATAATCTTGATGAAAAGTTTTTGTCTGTAAACCACAGAACTCAACTGACAATGAAGATAGACTTTCACTCAGATGAATTTATATCTGAAGATCAGATGTATCTAAAGCAGTTAGTGAAAAATAAAGTTCACCCATTAGTATATGATTTTATGGGTAAAGTAGGGGTGGATAAAAATACATACTCTCATTTCCCAAATATTCTTGCATCAAAGATGATGCCAGGTAGTGAGATGGGATCACACTTCGATCCCGAAGATGCAGTTGTATATTTATTGTATTTAAATGAAGGGTTTGAAGGTGGAGATTTAGTGTTTGATGATTTGGATATAACCTTTAGCCCCACAGCGGGAAAGCTATTTATATTTTATAGCAAGTACAAGCATCACGTAACAATGCTTAGCGGTAAAGAAAGATATACCCTAAGCTCAGGGTTTGCCCCAAAAGAATTCCTTGTAGACTTTAAGCCTTCAAGCTAATTAAATAACAGTATAATGGAGTACAATGAAAAATATATTAATACTAGGTGATTCCCACGCAACAAGACTAGGGTACTCTTCTATGGATTGGTTCTCAAGCAATGTAGAGTCGGGAACAGTAGTTCATTCTAATTCACACTATGAAACCAAGGCCCCAGATGAGAATGGCTTTCCTGTATTTATGAAAGATGTTTTAATAGGGTATCAAGATGACACTTCAAGGATATTAATGTCTGGTCATTCTGGCAGGTCCGCATATAGTTATGATTTTTTAAACTTTGCAAGCGGTACCCAAAAACCAATATTAGAAAAATGGAACGTAGAAGGTAATATTTTTATACCTTGGCTCGGATACATAGACTGCAGAAATCATCTTCCAAATAAAGAATTAAAAAATTATGTTGGAGCGAAAGAAGTTGTTTCAAAATATATAGATAATGTCATAAAACATTTTGACAAATGTAAGGTTGTTTTTATGGAGCCAGTCCCACAATTTATAACAATTGTGACAAGTAGCTGGAGGTTTCCAGAGCTGGATCCAGACTTTGAATTTGAAGAAAGGCATGAGCAGTATTTAAATTTTGTTGAAGAATTAAAGATACAGTGTGCTGAAAGAGGCCTGCCAGATCCTATAAACACTAGAGAAATTCTTGGAACAGATATGGTTGAGTCCTGGATGCAGCCCAAAGACAGCCTACATAACTATTTAAATGATCATATGAAGCAAGAGCATTATGACAAGATTTTATCTTACATTTACAACAAGTTTTAATTTTTTTTGGTATACTAGGATCAGTATACTTTATAAACATATAATCGATTAGGAGAAATAAAATGGCAGCAGCACAAGGTACGGCAGCAAGATTAGTAGAAGTAGCATTAGCAGAGGTTGGAACCATTGAGGGTCCAAAGGATAATGAAACAAAATATGGAAAGTTTGCAAAGGCTAATTTCCAACCATGGTGCGGAAGTTTCGTTAACTGGTGTGGGTCAGAATCTGGCGTAAAGATTCCCAACACTGTCTATACTCCAGCAGGAGCACAGGCATTTATTAAAGCAGGAGCTTGGCAGATGGCAGAAGTAGCAACACCAGAGGTTGGAGACATTGCCTATTTTGATTTCCCATCAGATGGTGTTGACAGAATTTCTCACGTAGGAATTGTTGTTGCAGTAAATGCAGACGGCACAGTAGATGTTGTAGAAGGAAACACTTCTTCAGATAAGAAGGGCGATCAAAGAAATGGCGGAGAATGCTGCCTTAAGAATCGTGCTTACAAAAAGAAGAATGGTTCAAAGCTTCGTAGAAGCCAGACCGTGGCAATAGTTGGATTTGGTCGCCCATCATTTGGTGCGCCAGTTAAAAAAGTAGCGCCTGCAAAGAAGGCGGCTCCAGTAAAGAAAGCTGCAGTAAAGAAGAAGTAATGTACGAGTATTATGTTAAAAAAGTAGAGGCTGTGGTTGATGGGGATACAATTGATGTCCTCATCGACCTAGGCTTTGATATATTATTTGCATCAAGAGTCAGGCTTGCTGGCATTGACACACCAGAGTCACGAACAAAAGATCTGGCAGAGAAAAAGTTAGGACTTGAAGCAAAAGAATACCTTAAGTCTAAGCTAAAAGATGCTAAGAATGTTAAGATAAAAACTGAAAAGATGGACTCCTCAGAAAAGTATGGAAGAATACTTGGATGGCTATTTATTGATGATCAAACCATATCTATAAATGAGCAGATGATTACGGACGGGCATGCTTGGGGATACCTAGGAGATACTAAAGTAAAAGACTTTGATGCTTTGGCTAAAGCGAGGAAAAAGAGCGGTAAGTAATGCCAGTATACGAATATAAGTGCTCATATGATGATGCACACGCAACAATGTCAGTAC